CGCCCATAGAGCCAGTAGACCCAAATCCACAACCTGAGCCAGTTGAACCTGAACCGACGCCGTTACCTGAGCCGACACCTACTCCTGACCCTCTTCCTGAGCCCACTCCTGAAGAACCAGAAATAGACCCCACACCAACCCCAGAACCAGAGCCAAATCCTGAACCCACTCCTGAACCATCTGAACCACCAATCTCGGAACTAATAGAAAACATTTCAACTATTGACCCAGCAAGTCTAACAGAGGCTCAAGTCACTCAGTTGGTGGAAGCAGCCTTAGTGGTATTTGAGACTGCTGAGCAGGGTTCACCAGAATACGAAGCAGCTCTAGAAGCACTGGCTATAGCCGCTGAAGCTGATGATTTAGAGCTACCAGAAGAACTTGCTGCTATCCCCCTACTGGGGAATGTGGCTGGAGCTGTTTTAGAAGTATTCAACGACATTGGAAATGTGGGAGCAGACATGTCTCCACAGGTCCGTGAACAATCAGAAAAGGTTGTTATCGCAGCCGTCATTGTTGGTCAAATAGCAATGACTGCTACGGCAGCGGACACTAGTGCAGCAGCAGCTGCAGCAAGGAGACCATAGTGAAATTCCTAAAGGCCCTATTCAAGGACCTCATCGACCAGGCATGGACCCTTCTGGGTATGTTTGTCGCATGGGTAGTTCTAGAAGGCTCTGCGAAGGACGTAGTAGGCATGGTAATCTGGATTACCTTAGGTGTCTGGATAATTACCTTCCCACTGCGCTATGAACGAGAAGATGCTGAGTAATGAAGAAGCTTTCGCTAAAGCTGACTTTGAAGCTTGTGAACTGGAAAAACGTATAGAACGTAAGCTAACGGGCGAAGAATACTCAGAGTTTGTATGGTGGTACATGCAGAGTCTTCGTTATAGCCCTGAGCTTAGACCCCCAAATCCGTATGAATAGGCCAAAATTGAGGAGAGGGCCTAGACGTCTAAGGAACACAATGAGTTGGAAAGCACCTTTCCCTGACAAGAAGATTACTGGACACTACGGCACAATGTCGGAGTTCCGTCGTAAAAACAACATGCAGGCCCACAGTGGTACTGACTGGGCTATGCCAGCAGGAACTCCAATCCCTGCAATTGCAAAGGGAACTATTAAGTTTGTTGGCGAGAGCAAGGTTCTCGGCCACGTTATCGTTCAGTCTGCCATGAGCAAGGATGGCAAGATTTGGTACATCGGTTACTGTCACTTGCACAAAGTTCCAACTCTAAAAGTTGGCGACAAGATTGAGCAGGGAGCCACTATTGGATTGGTTGGAAACACGGGGTCAGCTTCAAGCGGTCCTCACCTCCACGCTACTTTGTCAAGCAAAGTCAAGGGAGTGTTTGGCCCAACCGCAGAAAAAGCAGATTTGTATAAAGCAATCAAGGAGAACGCATAAATGAAAGAAGTAACTAAGCAAATCTTTATCAGAGCAATTGGTCTCTTTCTAGCGACCTTCTTTGCTGGTACTGGTGTTGGTTCTATTGCAACTAACGGTGACTGGTGGCTGGGCTCTATCATTGGTGTAGGAACGGCATTTGCTGCTGTACTAACCATGCTAGGTGTCTCACTTACTTGGCAGGGAAAGCTTGACAGCCAAGATGTCGCTAACGCCTTTCGAGCTGCGGTCGCAAAAGCAGCAGAAAGTAACGAAAACCTAGAAGCCGCTCTGAAGGTTGAAGAGGATGGCGACTTTACTTTTGACGACGTTGAGTTTGATGATGAAGACCCAGAGATTGACATTAACGATGAGTCTGACATCACACCAGACAAGCCAGAAGACTTTAGGTAATTGTATCCAAGGCAGCCACTGCGCCCCAACCAGCAGAAACTAAAAGCTGTGTTGGGGTCGCAGTTTATGCCGTATACTTTTCCAAAAAGCATTGAACGTCCAAGCATTGTGACACATGACACTCCAGGTAAGGGTCAACAAGGAGAATCTGTTACTGGAGGCAAAAACCGCCAGACGTACATTCGTAAAGGTACTTACAGAGCTAACTAAGAGGTAACAGAAGCATGTTTAATAGCGCAGGGTTAATGGAGTTTTTGACCGTACTCGGGGCATTTGTTGGAACATTGACAGCCACCCTAATGCTGTTGACTCCAATGTTCCGTTCCATCAAGTCTCTAAATACCAAGCTAGACACTTTCTTCCGTGACTGGGAAGGCACTCCTGCCTCTCCTGGTCGTGACGCCGTTCCTGGTGTTATGGAAAGACTAAATAAGCTAGATGGTGAGCTAAGCAAGAACAGCGGTAAATCAGTCAAGGATGCCGTCACTCGCATTGAAAAGCGTATGGAAGAGGGCAATAAGAAGTTTGACGAGTTAGAAGTACGGATTAAGAACATAGAGGCTAAACTGGGTCTATGAGAGCACAGCAACCATATAACTTCAAAGATGCCCGTGGCCTTGTTCAAAAAGCAAGCGACCTGGCTGAAAAAGCCTTTTCTTCTAGGGGAAAGGTCGCTGAAAAGCGACTAGACCACGAGTACAAGCTTCGTGAGATGGCCGTGGGCTCTGTCTTAGAAACCAGCTCCAAAGAGAAGCTCATCAAGGCTCAGGGTAAGCAGGAACGTAAGACTAAGAAGTCTGGCGAAAAGCAAGAGCGTAAGACTTATGCAAAAAACATGAATGTCAATGTCTCTGCTGCTCAACAGATGGCTGGCATCGCAAAGCCTGGAACTGGCGTCAGTATGAGTGCAAAGGGTATGAACTTCACTACACCAGCGGCTACTAAGACTCCTAGAGTTACTAAAAGCGAGTCTGCTCCTAAGCCCAAGCCAAAACCTCAGCCATCTTTGGCTCGTAGGGCACAAATTGGCAAGTCAATGCGAAAGAAGGGTTACTAAATGGCAAATTGTGCAAATTGCGAACTAGAAGCAAAATACCAGTACGACGTATCCCCTTCGTATTCAATTCTGTACTGCTTTAAGCACGTCCCTAAGTTTCTATCTGCCCAGATTGCTCAGGGGCTTTTGGCTGTAAAGGAGCCAGAACCTGAACCAGTCGCAGCTAAGTCTTCCAAGAAGAAGACTGTGGTTGAAGAACCTGTGGTAGAAGAGCCTGTTGTCGACGAACCAATTGTTGAAGAGGCGGTCGTCGAAGAAGATGCCACTAATTAGAAAGTTTGCGGTGCAGGGACACGAAGTTCCAAAATCCGTCTATAATCCTCATGGGCCGTTTCCTCCCGAGATTCTTGCGCAAACTCGGGTTGTGTACGAAGAACATAACTCGGACTCTTTACACGAAGCATTAGATGATGTCCACCTCTACAGGTGTAGAGATTGTGGCGAAGTGCTTTATGAGGAAGAACTAAACAATCATGATTGTGAGGAAGAACAATGGCAGTAAATGAAAATGGCAACCTTTTAGACGACGCTGGAAACGTCGTTGTTGACCACGTATGGGGTAATTTCCCTATGCAACCAAACGATGACCGTGAAGAGAACGGTGGCGGCCTTCTAGACGTAGCCCTAGACAACCACATCATTGCTTACACTGGTTGGAATGGATACCCACTCTACACCCCTAACACTGAGGGTGCTGAGGGTGCGGGCTACATCGTAGTACCAAGCGTTATTGGCCAGACCACCGCTAACGCAACCGACATCCTTGAGGATGCTGGTCTAGTTGTTACAGCTGCTTCTGCAACTGCTAACGTAAAGAAGAGCGTAACTCGCTTTAACGCTACTAGTGCTACTGTCGCAGTTGTATACACTACTTCTGCTAGCACCGCTTACCCAGTAGGCACCAAGGTTACTCTGGCCGCTGGTACCCCAGCTGGTTCAAGCCCAGTTAACCTACCTGCATACGCACTAGGCACCTGGACCGTAACCGCTGCTGACTCCACTACCATCACCATTGCTGGTTCTGGATTCACCGTAGCTGACACTACTGGTATCAACGAGACTGGTAACATCTTCGGTGTTGCTGGAACCATCAAGACTCAGTCAGTCGCCGCTGGCGCTAACGAGATTGAGGTTGGCGATGCAATCACCATTACTCCTTACGCTGCAGCCAGCTAAGAAGTAAATAACCTTTCATAAGGGCTGTGTCCAGATAAAATGGGCACAGCCCTTTTATTCTAGGAGGAACCGTGGCTTATCCCGCAAAAGGGTATGACAAGTACGAAATCAACAGGCTGAGAGCCATTCGTACTGAAGTCACTGGTGACTGGTATCTTCCAACTTTTAATCAGCTTAAAGACGTAGACAACCGTGTTATAGGGCGGGTACAAACTCGTGGAGAGTTTATTCAGGATGATGAGGGCAACTGGTATAGACCTGTAGTAAACGTCTATAACCCAATGACGCCTGAAGACTACAAAGATGATTCAATTAGAGAGGCTGTAGGGGCAGCCCCCAACCAGAACCCTGCACCTCTTACAAACATCCCCACATCTACTACCAACTACCGCCGTCCCCGTACTGTGGCCGCTGGGTATCAAAGATATTTAGATGACCCACAGCAAGGAAAGCTCACGGTTATGTTCCGTGATGGAACTCTGTACAACTACTACAATGTGACATCAGGTGACTGGATTATTTTTAGAAACTCTATTTCTAAGGGCCCCCTTTTAAACAGGGGAACTAAGGGTAGTCCAGACGGTATGCTTCTGAAGTACCCACATGGTCCAGCTGCAATCACAGACGTCCCAGAAGCTGTTCAATCTCAGCTGTACCGTATTGCCAGAGAAGCTCAGATTAAGTACAGATACCGAAAAGGAACTCCATTGGTTGCAGCAAAGAAGGCACAGTTTGCCCCACGCAGTGCTACATCCCGTAAACTAGGTAAGAACCCCTCACAAGGCGGAAGAAACCCGAATCAGAGATAATGCCAAAAATACACAACATCGGACCCAGCCATTTCTTTCAATACATCGACTTCCCAGTTGAATGGGGCAAGAAGCTATGTGTGCGTGGATGGACGCAAGAGATTGACGTCCCTTTTAGAACATCAGAGCCTTTAATTTTTAGAATGCCTAACCACAAAGCATTTGTAGTTGGCAAGTGGACGGGTAAAATAGCTACAGAAGAAGAAGCACTAAGTCGAGCAATAGAAGGGCGAGTACTATCAGATGAAGATTTTCTCGAAGGTTGGACCCCAGCAGCCTACCAAGATACAGAAGAGGGTAGCGAAGATATCGACACCTGAGCTAATCACTTGGGCAGAAAACGCATTATTTGTTATCGGTAAGAACCTTACCCACTGGTCTAGAAGTCAAGATTCTGCTTTGTTGGAAGAGGCCCACTTGGGTGCCGAAGCATTGTTTGCCATCACTAGTGAATTGAAAACCAGAGAGCGCAATGGATGAGTTTAACGAAGTAGACGACCTTGTAGAGGATTACTTTGGTGAAGAAAAGTTTGAACAAATCAGCCCAGAGTTCTACAAGGAAGACTATGAAGAAGACGTCGACTCTTTAGAAGAGACGGAGTACGAAGAACTTTCGTCAGAGTTTGTCGAACGTCTTATTGAAAAGATTTTTAAATTTATGGCTGTTCTTATTGGACATGACCTACACAGCTACCAAAAGCCACTAGCTAGGCGCATTATTGAGTCTGTTCTAGTAAATGATGGCGAAGAAATAACCGCACTAGCATCTCGTCAGTCAGGTAAGACTGAAACAGTTTCAGCTACGCTATCAACACTGATGGTGCTGCTACCGTTGCTAGCTCGTTTGTACCCAGACCTGTTGGGGCGTTTTAAGGGTGGCCTATGGGTAGGTATGTTTGCCCCCACTGAGTCACAGGCAGAAACTCTATTTAGCAGAACAGTTACTTTTCTCACATCTGAACAAGCACAGGCTGTTCTGGGAGACCCAGAGATTGATGATGTCGCTGCCAAAGTTGGTGGCGTTACCAGAATGATTCGACTAAAAAAGTCAGGGTCAACTCTTACAATGATGACAGCAAACCCACGTGCAAAGATTGAGTCTAAGTCTTTCCACGTAGTTGTAATCGACGAGTGTCAAGAAGCTGACGACTATGTAGTCGCTAAATCAATTTCTCCTATGTTGGCGTACTACGCAGGGACCATGATTAAGACTGGTACTCCTACAAATCGTAAAAATAATTTCTATAGGTCAATCCAACTAAACAGACGGCGTGCTACTTCACGTGGTGCTCGCACTAACCACTATCAGTGGGATTGGAAAGATGTTGCGAAGGTAAACGAGAACTACGCAAAGTTCATTAAGAAAGAGATGCTACGCATCGGAGAGGACTCAGATGAGTTCCAAATGTCGTACAACTGCAAATGGATTCTTGAGCGAGGCATGTTTGTCACGTCTTCCGTCTTGGATGAACTTGGTGACAAGTCTCAAGAGCTCGTCAAAGTCTGGCATAAAACCCCTGTTGTGGTCGGAATCGACCCTGCTAGAAAAATGGACTCCACTGTTGTCACTGTGGTCTGGGTCGACTGGGACCGTCCAGATGAGTTTGGCTATTATGACCATCGAGTACTCAACTGGCTGGAGATACAGGGAGATGACTGGGAAGAGCAGTATTTCCAAATAGTCAACTTCCTCAATAACTACGATGTGCTTGCCGTCGGAGTGGACTCAAATGGTGTTGGAGATGCTGTGGCTCAACGCC